ACTTCTAATCCAGAGTCCTGTATCCGGGTTCCTCTCCTTCCGACAACAAAGGAATTTTTGGACGCGGTTTATGGCTCGTCCTCAGCAACGGGTCAGCCTAAATATTTTTGCCCTTTTGATGATTATACATTCCTAGTTGGTCCCTACTCTAATGCCACTTATTATGTTGAAATAGTCGGAACATATCGTCCGCCAAGTTTATCTGCGACAAATACGACAACATTTATCAGTCTTTATCTACCTGACGTATTTATTATGGCCAGCATGATTTATATTGCGGCCTATCAACGCAATTTTTCTAGCGCCATGGGTAATGACCCGCAAATGCCTATTACCTATGAGACGCAATATCAGGCTCTTCTCAAGAGCGCGATCAGTGAAGAAAATCGCAAAAAATTCGAGGCTTCAGGATGGAGCTCGCAGTCGGCTTCTTCAACAGCAACGCCGACGCGAGGCTAATAAATGCCGCACGCAACACTCAAGTTACAGCCGGGCGTCGATCAGAATAGAACGATTGCCCTCAACGAGGCGGCTATATCTTATTCAACTCTTATCAGGTTTGTTCCTGACAAACAGGGACTTGGCCTTGTCCAAAAACTAGGCGGTTGGACTAGATTTTTCCCATCAAACGTAGGGTCAATTGTCCGAGCTTTATGGGGTTGGGAAGACACAAATGCCATAACCTATCTTGGCCTTGGTTCCGAAGATAGGACTGTAATAATTACAGCATTATCCAATCAAGTTATAAGCTCAGTAAATTATATTACGATAACTTATAGCGAATCTTATACATTTGGAATTGGTGAAACTATTGTTGTCGCTGGAGTTACACCAACCGCCTATAATGGAACTTATACAGTAACAAGCTCAACGCCAAACACTGTTACATTTGTTGGAACTAACTCTGGGGCAATGACTGTTGCTGGAATTGTTTATGCGGGTGATGCATTATCAGTTATCAGCGAAGGCGCTCGAACTATTTTAACACCAAGAACAACGCTTCAAGATGTTGCCGTATCTGCGGCAACTTCTGCGGGAAGTTCTACAGTTATTATAACCGCGGCAGGATCTAACATTTATACCTCTGATAGCGTGGATATACAGACACAAATCAGCATTGGCGGGTTGATATTATTTGGCCTTTATCCTTGCACATTCTTAGATGGAACAAATCAATTTTATATTGATGCAGTTGATTCTTTGGGCAGTCCTATTCTTGCAACATCAACGGCTACAGGCGGAACAATACCATCCTTTTCCTTTACCAGTAGTCTTGCAGATGTCGATGTGACACTTGCTAATCATGGTCTTTCTGTAGGAGACACTTTTACTGTTATTGTTCCACTAACTGCGGCAGGCGTTACTCTTTCTGGAAATTATATTGTTCAATCTGTCGCATCAACGAGCATTTTTAGAATATTTGCTAAAAATACGGCCTCATCAACCACTACAGCATCATTAAATGGTGGCCTTGCTCGATATCTTTATTATAAAACGCCGGGTGCTCTTCCTGTTGCTACCGGATATGGCGTAGGTGGATATGGACAAGGTGGTTACGGAAACGGCGTTGCCCCTTCAATTAGTGTTTCTGGAAACCCAATAACTGCAAATGATTGGTCATTAGATAACTGGGGCGAAAACTTTGTTGCTTGTCCAGTTGGACAACCAATATTTATTTGGTTACCTAATTCAGGAATTGATCAAGCCGGTATTGTTGAAAACTGTCCAACAGTAAACGACGGCGTATTTGTTGCAATGCCTCAACGTCAAATGATTGCTTGGGGATCTACATTTACTGGCGTTCAAGACCCGCTTCTTATACGTTGGTGTGATGTAAATGACTATAATGTTTGGTCTGCCACAGTAACGAACCAAGCTGGATCTTATAGAATACCAAAAGGTTCTAGAATTGTTGGATGCATACAAGGTCCTCAACAAGGTCTTGTTTGGACTGACTTAGCTATTTGGGCTATGCAATATGTCGGCCCACCTTATGTCTATCAATTTAACGAACTTGGCACGGGTTGCGGACTTATTTCCCGCAAAGCTGCAGCAGCCATGAACGGAACTGTCTATTGGATGGGTCAAAGCCAATTCTTTAAACTTGGAGGCTCTGGCGTTGAGCTTATAACTTGTCCTATTTGGGACGTTATATTCCAAGACCTAGACCGAAATAATTTAGATAAAATTCGTATTGCGCCTAATTCTCGCTTTGGAGAAGTATCTTGGTATTATCCCACCCAAAGTAATGGCGGCGAAGTTAATGCTTATGTAAAGTATAATGTATCCCTTAATACTTGGGATTTTGGAACATTATCGCGAACTGCTTGGATTAATGAATCAGTTTTAGGCGCTCCTATTGGCGCTGCGCCTGTTACTAATCAAAACTTAATTTATCAGCATGAAACATCACCCGATGCAGATGGACAACCACTGATATCAAACTTTCAGACTGGTTACTTCTCCATATCAGATGGCGAATATAAAGTTTTTGTTGATCAAATTTGGCCTGACATGAAGTGGGGATATTACGGCGGCTTACAAGACGCAGACTTAACGCTAACTTTTTATGTAGCAGATTATCCTCACGAAACTGCTCGTGTTTATGGGCCTTATCCATTTAATAATCAGACAGATTTTATAACACCAAGATTCCGTGGTCGACTTATGTCGATTAAGATGGAAAGTAGCGACATTGGCTCTTTCTGGCGCATAGGCGCGACACGTTATCGCTTTGAACAGGATGGAAAGTTCTAATGGCGACCTTAGACGATATTCTAACTACACAGAAGAATGGCGTCGTAGCCATCAATAATCTTAATCAAACTCTTTTATCTTTTTATAAAGAGTATTTGTATGTTGCTGGAACAACAACATCGCCGGGGTATAATGCAAGCGCGCTAGTCACTCCTAGTGCGGGACGAATTGTTGCAATAAATGTTATTGCTAATGGTTCTGCCGCTAGTATTTTTTATAATTACGATACGGTCGCAACGACAGCTACTGCTGGAAACGGCTCTACTGCAACAATTACTTATAGTGGGACTTATTCTTTTTCTGTTGGCGACACTGTTGTAGTATCTGGAGTTTTGCCTAGTGGCTATAACGGAACCTACACAGTAACTGGTTCAACATCTAATAGTGTATCTTTTGCAAGCGCCACCACTGGCTCCCAAACATCACCCGGGACAGTCTTTAATCCAAACGTATCACGGTCAATCGCCGCTGCGCCATTTTCGGCAGTTGGTTCCTATCCTGTTGGGGCTTTCTTCCCTAGCGGTCTTTACATGATCCGAGGCACAGGCCAGACGATCAGCGTCACCTACTCACTGGATTAAGATCATGCCGCTTCAGCCCGGAAAATCTCAAGAAGTTATTTCCAGTAATATTTCCGAAATGGTGCGCGCTGGCCACCCACAGGATCAAGCCGTCGCTGCTGCTTTAAGCAAGTCTCGCGAAAAGCGCGCAGAAGGCGGTGACGTCAACAAAATACACGTTGGCCCCATTCATAGCAATGTTGCTGGTCGGACTGACCATTTACCGATCAATGTCCCGTCGGGATCTTATGTAATTCCAGCCGACATTATCTCCGCCATGGGTGAAGGCAATACGATGGCTGGGTTTCAAATATCTAATAAGGTTTTTGGGCGACAGGTTCTTGGTGATGAAGAACCCGTAGAAATTGTCGCAGCTGGCGGAGAATACGTTATTTCTCCTGCAAATGTTATACGCATTGGCGGCGGAGATATGGACCGTGGACATAAGGAATTGGATGGTTTTGTAACTGGATACCGAGCCAAGACAGTTAAGACACTTAAGTCTTTGCCGGGGCCTAAACGCGACTAAGGGGAAGCGTAATGCCGAGGAAGCCGATTGATGACGTAAATGTCAGGGTCGCAACGCCTGAAGATATCGATGGCGTAATGAATTTAGCGATGATGGTATGTAAGGAAAACGGAATATTTGAGCCTAATGTTCAAAAAATATTATTCGATATTTGGCCCTCTTTACATCAAGAGCACGGAATTATTGGCGTTATTGGCGAACCGGGCAATATGCTTGAGGGCTTTGTTTTGCTAAGAATAGGCCAGATGTGGTATTCTGACAGTCCGATACTGGAAGAGAAAACAGTATTCATCCACCCGAAGTTTCGTCGGGCAAGTGGTGGCAGGGCGAGAAAGTTGTGCAGGTTCAGTAAGCAGGTCGCAGATGAGCTTGGATTGCCAATGATTATTGGCGTTTTATCAAGCCATCGTTCGTCAGGTAAAATGCGACTTTACGAA